TCCTGGTAGAACACCTTCTTCTCACCGAGCCACTTGGCCGAGTACGACAGGATGTACCAGTCGTGCTCGATCTGATTGAGGCCCACGTTCTCCTTGAACGTCCGCCAGACCCGCGCCAGGATCGGCGCGGTCTCGATGTCTACAACCAGGGTACGGGGACCGGCCATTACTGTGCGGCTCCTGCTGCGGCGATGGCGCGCTTGATGGAGTCACCGGTAACGTCCACCTTGCCGGCGGGGTCCACGTAGTTGTACACGTTCTCGCGGACTTCAATCGTGTCCGTGCCCTGGCGGCCATCCTCGGCGGTGTAGGTGGTCTTCAGCGTGACCGTGCCGGTGGGGTTGTACGTCACCTTGACGCGGGCAACGCCGCCGGACTGGACGTGTTCTTCAGTGGTGGTAAAGTTGGCGCTCATGCTTGCTCCTTGGATGCGGCCCGGCGTTTCCGGGCTTGGGTGTTGCGCTTGACGCGCTTCTCGTCAGCGGTGCGGAACGTGGGATAGGCCACGCCCAGCCCGTCGCTGAACAGGTAGGGGATGATGCCCTGCACGAACTGGGCAAGGGCAACGGTGCTGGTCAGCTTGGCGATGCGGCGGTGGTTCTCGATCTTGCCAAGCATGGAGTTGCAACCGCGGTGCAGGACACCTCGGCATTCTCCTGTGGCGTGATCATGATCCAGCACCGCGTCGGCCGGGGCCAGTGGCTGCTGACACAGCGCGCACTTATTCCCCTGGTTGGCCAGCGTTTGCAGCCTGAAGGGCCGCAAGGCGGATGGACTCAATCTCTGCATGTTGTTCCAGTACCCGGGTCTCCAGGCGGTTGAAGGCGGCGAGCACACGTGCTACACCAGGGTGGTTCATGGCGGGCAGGAAGCCGGCGAAGTTGCGGACGCTGGCGCCGGCATCGGTGCGCAGCCACAGCAGCGCGGCCTGCTCGGCGAAACGATCCTGCCACTCCTCGCCGTAGTTCTCCGCGTACATCCGGGTCACCACGTTGAAGGCTTCGATGTGATTCTCAGCTTGGGCCAGGGCCTTGCCAGCCGTGACCTCGCCGACCTTCTTGCCCAGGTACAGTGGCAAGCCGGGGATGGCGTCAGCTGAATCACCTTGCAGCATCTGCAACCAGAACCACCTGTAGCCGTACTGCAATCCGTCCGGGCTGCGCTTGATGTCGTACGCACCCTTCGGAACCTCGACCACCTGGTACGTGTTCCAGTCCACATGCAGGCCGGGCAGCATGCGCATGTCCTTGTCGGCCGTGTAGATAGCAGCGACGGGCTGCTTGTACAGCTCCACGCAGTTGTGCGCCACGAAGGCCATGCCGTCGTCCGCCTCTCGATCCTTCCAGAGCTTCACCGAGAAGGCGTCACCCTGGTAGGTCTCCAGGTAGTTGCGCAGGAACTCCCAGTTCTTGGGCCGGCGGCTGCCGCTGCGCTGCCCTTGGTAGGGCTTGACCGTGGCGATGTAGTAGCGATACCCCTTGTGGCTGCCGGACATCGTGAGGTGAACCACGATCTTGCTGGCGCCGACGATTGCTCGTCCGGCCTCCAGCTTGTTCAGCACGTTGGCCCGCGCCCTGCCTGGTTCGCACTCGTCGTTGCCGGAACAGAAGTAGGCCAGGTAATCACCGTCAACGTGGAGGGTCAGGTCCTTGTTGACGGCAGGCAAGACAACCCCCGGCATGGGGGCTGCCTCTGCTACCTTAGCGATCTGGTCCTTGAGGGAATCAGTAAGGGATGTCATCGTCACCGATACCGTCCAGCGGGTCAGCGGATGCTGCCTTCGCCGGCTTGGGCTTGGGTTTCGGGGCAGGCTTGGCAGGCGCCTTGGGCTTCTTGGGCGGCTCCTGCTGCGGCGACTGGTCTTCGATGTCCGTGCTCGGATCATCTTCACCCGGGTCATCGTCCGGCGTATCCTCGTCACCATCCGGGTCATCGTCGTCGGGCATGGCGCCGGCCAGCAGCTGCTCCAGCGGGCTGCCCTTGTAGTTGACGGCAGCGAGCACGGTTTGCTGGATGACGTTCTTGGTCTTGCCTTCCTCGTACTCGCCGTCGATGAACAGGCTGTCCCACATCTCCTTGCTTGGCTGGTCCCACACGAACAGGCGCAGCTCGCTGATGGCTTCGGGCACCTTCAGCTTCGTGCTCTCCCCGGTCTCGGGGTCCTCACGATACGGCGGGCGGATGCTGTAGCCAGCGTCGTTGCGGAGGTTGGCGTACACCTTGTCTTCCTTGCCGGTGTTGTGGGTGATGCGGCCGAGGAAACCTTCGCCCAGCATCTGTGCCATGTGGGTGATCTCGCTGCGGTTGTTGCGCATCGAGTTGAAGATCTTGAAGAAGTGTGCCTTCTCCGACAAGCTCAGGGTCTCGGTGATCGTGATGCGAGTGGGGATCAGCGTGCCATCGTCCAGCTTCTTGGGCGGATAGTTCTTCCCGTGGACCTCGAAGATCAGGCGCACCTTGTCCTTGATCTTGGTCTCGCCCTTGTACGTGGACTTCTGTTTGCCCAGCTCGATGTAGCCGATGAAGCGCAGGAAGCAAGGCCCCGCGGCAGGCGGCTCGTAGTCGCCACCACCCTTCTGCGCTTCTTGCATGTTGGGTGCGTTCTTGGCGATCTGGCCAACAGCTTTCTTGAGATCAAAACCCATTCTTCAATTCTCCAGGATGAACGAGGGCACGCGGCCCTCCATGTATTTGGTCCGCAGATAGGACCGGACTTGAGCAGACTGCTCGTTGAACTTCTCGTCGTACCCGATCTCTTCGATCATGGACGAACCCCAGCTGGTGTCAGACGGCACACCCACCGGCAGCGGCCAGTCGAAGTAGAACTCCATGAAGTCGCTGGCCGCCTCCATGCAGGCATGCAGTAGCACCGCTGCCTTGCGTGCCACCTTCTCGTCCGCGTCCAGATAGGTCGCGTCGTGGACCGTGTTGACCAGCAGGGCCAGGCCGTCGAAGTTCTTCCGGGTGTAGAACTCACGCACCGCCAGCCACAGTGCAGCCTTCATGAACTCACCGCCCTCACCCTGGACAGGGTAGTTGCGGATCTCAGTGGGCATGAAGCTGGTCAGCGTGCCACGCTTGACCTGCCACTTGGGCGCCGGTACTTCGGTCCAGGTGTAGATCTTCCCACTCGGTGCCTGGTACGTGCCGCGCCCAAGCTGTATGTTCAGACCAGGAACCTCGGGGTGCATCAGGAAACGCGACGTGGGCTTGCGGCTTTGCTGGATGCTAACCGTCAGCTTCTCGTACCAGGACTCGACACCAGGGTATCGGATCTTGTCGGCCTCAACCCAGCCCTCGACCACCTCGACGGGGATCTTCAGGCCGGCCGCAATCTTCGGAGCGCCGGCACCGTAGGCACGCTGGAAGCTGAACACCTTGATGGCTGTCCGCTTCTCATCCCACAGCTTGCGCAGCGCCGCGTCGATCTCGCCCTTACCCTTGGCCAGGCGGAACACCTCGTCGTACTCCATACCCTCGGCAGTTGCCAGCCGTGCGCAGTGCATGTCCAAGCCAGCACGCAGGTCAGAGATGAGTTGTTCGTCTTGCGTCAGGTTGGCCTGGATGTACACCTCCAGCGCGCTGAAGTCAGACTGGATGATCTTGCCCTTGGCACCGAAGCGGCTGGTGAACACGGACTTGATCTGCGAGGTCTTGCCCTTCGGTACGTTCTGAAGGTTGGGATTGCTCGCGCTGAAGCGGCCGGTCACCGTGCTGGTCATGTTGATGGAGCCATGCACGATGCCATCGTCACCCACCAGGGTGAGCATGCCCTTCGGCTCCTCGTCCTCGGTGATGTAGTAGGTGCCCAGGTCCTTGGTCAGTGCCGCCACCTTGGACAGCGTGACCAGGAACGGTACGTCATCGCGCAGGCCCAGCTCCTCAATCACCTCGCCGGCCACGGACCACAAGCCAGGCGTGCTGCTGGCCCACTTGTCATCCGGCTCCGTCATGCGGGGAAAGTCGTAGCTGAACTCACCGATGCGGGTCTTGGCCCCGCGCTCCAGGTCAGGCACCTTGACCTTCTTGGTCTTGATCTCGCCCTTGTTCTTGCCTCCGGCGAAGCGCACCGCGTTGGTTCCTTCGGGGGCGAGACCATTGTTCCAGTCATCAAGGCTGATCGTGGTGTCGTTGTCCAACACCACATGCAGCTCGTCCTTCTGGTAGTAGGTCTTGTTGCCCTCTTCGTCCAGCACGTACTCACGCGCCTTGTAGTTGACGGAGCCACCGAAGATCAGCGGCGACAGATGGTAGCGGTTGGTCCAGTTGAACTCGAAGGGCAGGTCCGCAGGCAGGTAGCCGCGCAGCTCCTCGGTGTACCCGGCCAGCTCAGCACGCAGCTCGGCTGCAATCACCAGGCCGCGCGCCTTGTCCACGTGCATCCCGTTGCGCATCATCTCGACCACGGCAACCAAGGCACCCATGTTCAGCAGCAGGGACTTGAGCTGGCCGCGGCCGCGCGCCTTCTTGAGCTGGCCAAGGAAGGCAAGCTCCGTGTTGCCGATGTCACCGAAGTCTTTCCACTTGCCCTTGTCGTCACGCTCACCAATGAGGTAACGCTTGAGCAGATCGGGGTCGATGTCCTCGGTCATGACACCGGCTTCCCACAGCACCTTGACCTCATCCACCTTGGTCGTGCCGCCGTAGCGCGGGGCCACCTCGTTGAGCGACAGCATCTGTGCCTCTTGCACCATGCCATCCAGCAGGTACTCGGCAAGCTGGCAGTCCCAGATCTGTCCGCCCTTGGCGATCCAGTCCATCCAGGCTTCCAGGTTGCGCTTGTCCTGCAATGCCCACAGCAGATCGAAGCCGATGTTGAAGCCGACCAGGATGCGGGTGCCCTCCAGCATGGAGGTGAACCAGTCCTCGGGCAGGGGCACGGCCTTGCTGCTGGTGTAGTGCCAGTCCGGTTCCTGCTTGGCGCGCTTCCAGCCAGTGGCCACGATGAAATTCTCGGGGTGCCACGGGCTGGCCTTGCGCTTGAACAGGGTACGTGTGCCTGTCTCCAGGTCCCATACGGTATGGCTCATGCTTGTGCCCACGCATGGACAACGCGAGAGTCCACGTTGTTTTCGTCAGGCTGTATGCTGCCGTCGAGGTAGCCTTCGAGTACCACCGTCTCTGCCTCACCGGCATCGTGGGCGGTAACGCGAAACTTGCTAACGACGACCTCCTCTATCTCTACGATGTACTCCATAGTAGCTCCAGTTGATGGTTGTGTTTGACGGGTGTGTACACCAGGGACTTGAGTGGCAGGTGTAGGCTTAGCTGGCCCCGCCCCGTGTACTGCATGGTGGCTGGCTCGTACCAGATAGTCGGCTCGCCCGTAAAGTCTTCAAGTCGGGATGGCCCGTAGTACGGCAGGCTGGGGTCGGCAAGGAAGTCGCAGAGGTCAATCATCGGGCGCGTCGTCGGGCATGAGATAACGCCCCCGGTCCTCATCAAGGATGACCTCGTAGCCGAAGGGATCTCCCGGCTTGCCAGCCCGGTTGAGCTTGGTCTTGGGAATACCGATGAAGCGAGACTTCGCAAGAAGCGGATCATTGCTCTTTCCGATTGCGATGAGGAAGTCCAGCGCGCCTTGCTTGCCGGTCTTGCTGTCCTTCATCATGGCCAGGGTTGGACGGGTCAACCCTTCGGCATCCCCGTTGAGTTGGCTGGTACACAGCACGATGCAGTCATGCTTCACACCGAGGATGCGTGCCCACTGGTACATGGCCTCCAGGATCTGGTCCGTGCGCTGGCCGCCGTTGGACATCTCGCCGCCGAAGCGAACGTTGTCCACCATGTCGATGACCACGATGTACGGGTTGTGCTCTCGGATGATATCCTCAAGCTCACCACTCGACATGTCGTGTGCGTCAAGAACACGAATGCGGCCAGCGCCACCGACTGCTGCGGCGTAGGCTTGCTTGTGCCCATTGCCCTTCGGCCCGCGTAGCTCACCGATCTCACCGAACGTCATGCCCAGTGCTGACTGCCAGCACCGGCCAACGATTCGCTTGCTCGGTCCCTCGTTGTTGAACCAGAACACGCCGCGACCATCGGGACACTGCGGCGCCATGAACGTGATCTCGCTGGTGAAGAACGTGGTCTTGCCAGCGCCGGGGCGCATGGCTACGCAGCCGAAGTCACCAGGACGAAGCGGGCGCATGTACTCATTGAGCACAGACAGCCGCCACTTGATGCCCTCGTCGTTCTCCTCCTCGTTCAGCAGCTCGTCAATGTCCACGTCGCAGAAGGGCGTCTTCACCTGACGGGCAACGCGCTCCTCGTACTTGTCCATGATGCTGCGCAGGTGCTGCCCGAACTGGATGTCATCACCGTCAGTGAATGACGTGACCAGATCCTCCAGGGCGCGGGCTGTCTGCGCTGCTACCAAACGCTCTACGATCCCAGCTCTCACGTCCGCGTCAACATCTTGACGGGCGCGCTTGAGCTGGGCATTGATCAGTGCCAGCTTCTCATCAGCCAGCGAGGGATGTTCGAGCTTCACCCAAAGGCCGAAGCTGTCGAAGTCGATGACTTGTTGCAGCGGGTTCTCTTTGAACCAGGTGCCGTAGTCCTTGAGTATGGATTCCGTTGCCGGGTCCAGCACTCGGTCAGGGATGAGCCGGCGCAGGTTATCGTAGTCCTGCCGCCGCTTCATCACCTGAAGCAGGGTAATGTCTAACGCCACACATTCTCCAGGATGATGTTGATCTCGTCTCGGGTGTACAACTTGGGGTCGTACTCGCCCAGTACGTTGCGGTAGTCCACGCCGAAAACATCCAGGCGCTTTCCAATCTTGCGGGCCGCTGTCTGTCCTGCCTCGTCGGGGTCCAGCCACACGGATACCGAGCGGCCCCATGCCAACAGCTTGGCCAGGTGTTCGTCGTGCAGCGTGGTCCCGAGCAGGGGCATGGCGCTGCGCCCAGCCATGTGCATCTTGTACGTGGACAGCAGGTCCTCAGTCAGCACGACAGAGTACCCCTTGTCCACCTTGTCACGGAGTAGCGCCACCTCACGCTCGCCGCCGTCGCTGATATACTTGGGCTTGTGCCCTGCCATCACGGCGCGGGCCTGCCAGTGATGCGTGCCTGGGTAAGGCAGCACCACACGCATGCTCGGCTCGTGGTAGTAGATGCCCAGCTTGATGGCGTCCACCTCACCGATGCCTGCCTTCAGCAGCCAGAGCTGCGCCTCGACCGGCCAGTCCTCCCACTTGCGAACAGCAGGCTCGGGCATGGCCTGGGTACGCAGGGTCTTGTCCGCGTCCCGTCGATCCTGGTTGATCTTGATCAGCTCTCCCAGGCTGAGGCGCTTGGCCTCGTACAGCTTCTCCTTGCAGCGATAGCAGAAGCCACGCCAGCACTCAGGCTCGTTGCTCACGGACAGGCTACGGTCGCCGTTGGGTGAGCAGTCATGCTGGATCTTCCGGCTCCTGCCTACGGGTAATGCTTGGGCTATGCGTAGCCAGTCCATGTCTACTCCTTACGTGGGGTACGGCTCATCGCCGTGCTCAGCTTGCCAGGCTGCGGCCAACTGCTGGCCGATGGGGGGCAGCTTGTCCACGGGGCGCGTGGCTTCCAGCTGGTACTGGCTCTGCCACAGGGTGCGGATGTCTTCCTCGTCATCCCAGATGTCATCAACGTCAGGCATTACACACGCTCCAACAAACGCAGGGCTTCCGCCTCGTTGGCGCGGGACTTCTCCTCAGCCTTGGCTTCGGCAATGTCTGCACTCTCCAGTGCAGCAGCGGCCAGGTCCGACACGTGTTCAGCGTAGCGGAACTTGCGCTTGGCCTCGGCCTTGGCCTTCCCAGTTTCCTGGTGCAGGCTGGCCACGTGGACAGCAGTGGCCTGGCCGAGCAAGGCGACGATGTAGTTCAGGATGGCACGGGTGATGGTGGTCTTCATGTCTGTCCTTAGACGAGGTGGTATCCGGCCTGCTTGGCCAGGGCTTCGGCAGCCACGATGGCTTCCCGGATGGTGGGTTGAGGTGCGGTGCTCACGTACTCACCGTCGTCACGTTTGATGCTGGTCACCACCACGTAGCCAGCGGGTAGCTGGCGGAGGTGGCTGGATGCAGTACGCAGGGGCAGGGATTGGTCGCGCATTACAGGGCCACCACACGCAGCAGCGTTTCACCACGGAACTCGCCGGCAAACTTGTAGCCGTACAAGCGGAGACGCAGCTCGTCCAGGGTGTCACACTTCAAGGCGCCCACGAACAGCACGTCGTGACCGTCGCGGACGTAAGCGTCGGTCTCGCTGTGCGTGTGCCCGATGGTGCGCCACACGGTGGGCACCACCTCAACCAAGTCCCGGTTGGCGTAGCCGCTGGCACTGTGCCCGTTCGCACGCCAGCCACGAACCTGGTTGCCGACCAGCCCGAGGATGGGGTAGGGTCCACCTCGGTCCACACACAGGATGCGCACGTCGTCGCCGGCTTTGGTCTTGTACTTCTTGTTGATGTCGATGGTCATTGCTGGTTCCTTATGTGTTGCGGCCAGGGATGCAGGCCAGGATGCCGAAGGTCTTGCCGTACTCTTTGATGAGGCTGTCCCGTACTGCGAGACATTCCTCCTTGCTACCGTAGATCTCCAGCACCGTGGTGCTTGACTGGATACCGTAGCCAGTGGTGATCAGGATATGCGGGCCTTGGTCAAGCGGGCCTGCCTTGGCACTGGATGCGAAGCCGATGGCTGCGCCCAGCACCAGGCCAGCCATGACCACAGCCTTGATGATGTCTTTGAAGTTGGGGAACATGTCAGTCTCCAGGGAACTGGCCAAGGTAGGCCAGCACATCCGAGCGGCGGTTGTCAATGAAGGGGATGGCGCGGCTGGCGCGGCTCCGTGGGGTGGCGTCAATACCTGTCCCTTCGGTGGGGAAGAACACACCCAGGGCGTTGTACAGCTCGCCACCGGGGCCAGTACACGGGGTGCGTCCGAGCAGCAGGGAGATCAGCGCCGCCTCCTGCTGGCTGACATCGAGCACAACTCGTTCGTGCTTTGCGGCCACGCCCTGGCTGTCCACGGGCAGGTACTTGTTAACGGTGGTCATTGATGAATTCCTTGTACGCATCCCGGCACTGCTGGCTGGGCGTGGCTATCACCACAGTGTTGATGTACATGCGGGCGGCTGCCACGCAGTGTGCTTGCTTACTCCAGCGTACGACACCAGCGGCGCGTCGGCTTGGGTCCACCCATTGCCAGGTGCCATCACCGTACGCTACGATGACCACGGGGTACAGCTCACCCACGCTGTGCTTCTGCACAGGTGAGCCGTTCGGCATGTGTCCTTCGTACATGTCAACCTCCGTCATACACAGGGTCCATCACGATCCAGTTGCCTGTGTCCTGGTCCTGCATCAGGTTGCCGGCGTGCAGATCCTCGTGGCCGAAGTCTTCAGCCTCACACATAACTTCTGCGATGCCCTCGATCTGCGGTATCAGCACATCGGGTAAGTCACGGCCGCAGCTGTACGCCTCTACCAGCTTCTCACGGGTCCCGTAATCACCCGGCTCATACCGCTTCATCCATGCGAAGTCCACCCGGCTGGCCAGGCTGTCGTTACCCAGCGCACCAACGACGTACACCACGGGCTTGTGAGGGCCGGGGTTTTCAGCGCAGTACTTCCACCAGCTGGCGGCTGCACTGTCAGGGTGGATGGCAATCTTGAGCACGCGATCCGGGTAGTCCACATGGGTGTAAGCCACGCTGAACGCACCGTTGCCCAGGTACTGGAACCCTTCCTCTTGCAGCTGATCACGCACCAGCTGCAACTCGTACAGCTGCTGGTCTGTCTTGCCCCACGGTTTGTAGCTGGGGTTCAGTGGATCAGGCCGACGGCGTCCAATCAAGGGCAGCGCAACACGCGCCACCTTGACGGCCAAGGCTTTCACGTCAGGCGTTGAGGTTGAGGGATGCATAGCGATCTCCACGTGCCACGTCATGGGCGTTCTGGTTGAGAAACATGGCTTCGATTTCTTCCATCGTGATACGGCTACCGGCCAGCGCCACCCGGCGTACGCACGTAGCCAGGCTGGGTATGAACAGGGTTTGCTTCGCCAGCACTTCGACCGTGTACTCGGGACAATCCCACACCGTGAGCAACCCGTCATGCTCCGCGTCGGGGGAGGCCAGGGCATTGACTGCCCACTCCGGCCACCACCTACGGAACTGCTGCATGTCCACGGAGCAGCAGCTCTGATGATCACGTATGGTGGCTGGGTTGCCGGTCACCAGGTAGTGGTCCCCGTGTGGCGCAGGCAGGTCGTACCACCAGTGACGGTCGCGGTCAGTCAGCCTCATTACGAGGTCGGCTATGTCTGCGCCTGGCCTGTTGCCACGCTCACGACCTATGCGGATGACCCGGATCATGGCGCCACCTTCAGGTCGTAGCCATAGCCAGCCGGGTTATCGAACAGCCCCGGATGATTGACACGGATGAAGTGGCGCAGCTCTGCCTGTGCCTCGGCCAGGGTGTAGCAGCGTGTGCTGTACCCGTCGATGTAGTCACCCGAACGAGTGAGCAATTGGAAAGAGAAGGTCTTCACGATGTGGTTCTCGCTTGAATCCCGGGGCTGTGAGCGGCGATCCCGGGTAGGTCTATGGGTAGGTAGCTACCACACAAGATCGTCGCTTGTGTGGCGCCCTAGTGGGTGCCAGTATCCGGCAGGGAGAAGAGCGGCACGTTGTTCCGCATGAGGTGGGACTTCACGCAGTCAGTGTACAGCTCACGGGCAAAGGCACGGAAGGTCTTGCCCTTGTTCTGCCGGCGGAACCAGCGCGGTGCATAGAAGTACCGGCGTTCACCCTGGAAGTGAACGGATTCAACGGTGGTCTGCGCCACGACGGGCGGGGTTTGCTTGGTCATGCTTGCTCCTTGAACGCGAGGCGGGCACGCTGGCCCAGGTTGAACCAGCCATCCGTGGGATGGGGCTTGCGTTGGCGGCGCACCTGCTGCACCTTGGGTTGCTTGGGCTGCGCCTTCGGGCGCTTGTCTTGCTTGGCTTGGGTCATGATTACTCCAGGTCAACGAGGTGTTTGATGCAGCGGTCAAGCAAGGCCCAGCGGTTGCGTCCGTACTCCGTGCTTACATCCCACAGGTTGGGTTGTGCGAACAGGGCTTGCGCCGACTGGCCAGAGCTGTCACGCACTGGGTAGGAAGGGTCCAGTCCGAAGGTAAAGAACAGCTCTTGCAGAGCGTTGTCAACTTCATTCAACGTGGCCACCACCCCGGTGCCGTGATCACGCCGCCAGTACACCTCCTCCACGTTGTAGCATATACCAGTGCAGAGGGAGGTTGGACCGTCGGTCTGAACCGTGAGCAAGCAGGCCAGCAGCTCGCGGGCAACAGGCTTTAGCATGGCAGCTCCTTGAAATATGCAGGGTTGAACGGCGCCCACTTGTCAGCGCACGGGCCGACCAGCACCTCATGTACCACGGGATGTGGATCACGGTACGAATCATCCCGTACCCGGACAGCGATGCAGTCCTGATGCAAGGCGTAGGCCACGGACCAGATGCGGGAGTACACTTCACCCGGCGGGATGCGGGACACGTCAAGCTCCACGATGTGCGTGTCTTCCTGATCTTCCGGGCTGGCACCCAGTGCGATGAGGGTACTATGCTTGGCCACCAGGAATCCAACGGCACGCAGCGCAGCGCGCACCTCACGCCAATGGACGTAGCCAAGCACGTCACCCTTGAACGCATCGGCCTGTACTTGAGCGGGGCTGCGGTCTGCGCCCACGTTGATAGTGAATTTCATGATGTCACCCCGACACGATGAAGGATATGAGAAGGGCCAGCCACGATACCACGTGGCCAGCCAGGAACCGATCCATTACTCCCCGTCTTCGGCCACGTCGCCGAGCGGGTCAGCAACCAGGGCTTCCAGCTTCTTGCGCAGTCCCTCGCCACCAGCGGCCAGCTGCTTGGTGCCAGCCTTCTTGATGAGCGCGGCCACGGCAGCCTGCAAGTCGAACACTTCGTCAGGGTCCGGCTCCACCTTGAAGTCGAACCAGGGATTGGCGTCCGCCTCTTCCAGCATGGTCGCCTTGTCTTTGGCGTAGACGAACGGCTTATCCTTCTTGTCTTCGCCAGCGTTGGCCACGACCTTGGCATAGGCCAGGAGCCAGGCAGTCAACGCGGACTTGCGATGGCCCTTGCCCAAGGCCAGGAACAAGCGGTTAACCGGGCCGATGTCACCGGACTTTTCGACGTGAGCGATGGCGGACAAGCCGGCCACTTGGATATCCATGTCCAGCTTCTTGCCACGGGCAGCGATGCTGTCGATGGCCTTGTTGAGCTTGGCGATGTCAGTGATAATTGCACGCATGATAATGATCTCCAGTTATTTACGATGGGCCTTAGCCCTGGAAGATACGCGTCACGCTGTATTCAGCGCCACGCAGGGATGATAGCTTGCGGTCAGCCCGCCCAGCTAACAGCTTACGATTCAACACCGAAGCAGGATGCTTACGCTTGTCAAACCGCTTGTCAGGATTGGAACCCCGCAGTGTGTCATGCCAGATGGCCGACGTGCTACGCTGGTCCGCTGCTCTTTGCTTCATTGGCTTTGAACCCTCAGTGAAGACGCAAAGACAATGAGACTTTGTGTTAGCTACCCCAATCGTGCTCAGCACACTGCCGGATCATGGGTGCAGCTTGCAGCCGTCCCCCAGCATACGCCAGGTTCAGCAAGCCACCCTTCACTCATGGGCTGGCGTCCGCCGCCATGATCCGTGGATAGTTATACGTATTTTTCGTGTTGCCGCCACGCCTGCCTAGTCTACCGCGCAGGTTTCCGAGTTGTCATATGCACTGTCACCCATGCGGCACGTACGCAGGTATCCGCCCCATCATAACCAATCCAGTGTTACCCATCATGGTCAATCCAGTTTGGACATGGTGTCCCGAGATGCGGCCAACGGCTTACCCGCCTGAAACCGATCTCTTGGCTTTCCGCCTAGCACCGTCTACCCGGTGTCTTACCCCGACGCTTTATTGTGGTGGCCGATAACCGTACTGCCTAGTCGCCTTGAATCACGTGTAATCCCGTGTGGTTTGTCGAAGGCTGATCAGGTATGCCGCTGATCTACCGGCTGATTACATGACTGCATTGTAGCACACTTTCTACTGCTTGTCCTGCTTGCTGCTCTACCGTATGAATCGCCGAAGCGTTAGACCGTTCTACCCTAGCATTTAACGTCTGCTTTGACTCTCAGGGCTTCCCGTTTCCGGTAGTGCATGGAACGTATATTAACCCGTTCCTTTCTGGCTGTCAAGCCGGTTATAAATCTTCCGGTTTGCTGCCTGGTTCGTCCTGCTTGTTGAACCGTTAGACAGATAGTCTCATGATATCTACCTGTCTGTCTACCTGTTTATTTATCCAGGTACTTCCTGGTGCGTCCTGGTGTCTGGTCTATCGTACTCCCAGCTATCCCTCTGTCTATATGTCAGGTATTCCCGTCTATAGATACCGTCTATCTATCTGGCTATTGCCCGTCGTCTAGCCCGTCGTGTCTCCGTCTATAGATCGGCTATCTATCCGGCTTGACCGTCTACAGATACCGCTCTCGTCCGTCCGTTCTCCGGCCCCCTTCCGTCGTCGCATTCGCTCCGTCGTCTATCCCTCTATCCGTATAGCCGACCGTAATTCCAACCCATTGATTTATAAGGATAATTTCCGTGACTCTGATCGGCTGATTTCGGGCAGATTCCAGGCAATCTACTGGATGGATACCCAGTAGACTCCCGGCGATTTCCGTGGTACAATCCCGCGCGTGGCGTAGCGCGTGCGTAGGAGGGCTATGGGGGCATAGGCGTATGGGAATGTGGGAAGGAGGTCCCTCGGGGATGCAACCCAAATTTAAGCCGTGGGTCCCTCAGCCCAATCCCGGAGAGCTTCCTTGTCCGCATTACACAGGTCCAGGGCCAGCTGATAGCTTTGGATCAGCCGAGCCAGATCCCCGTTGGTGCCGGAGTCTGGCCAGGAAGGCCCAGGGCAGGCTTTCAGGAGGTGAGTAAGGGGGTAGGTAGGGTTAGGGCTTGAGAGCGTCCCACACGCCGTCAGGGACAGCGCCGTCAGCCCAGTCAGGAGCAGCCTTGAGAGCTTCATCTAGCTTCCTTTGTGCGGTGTTGGCCTTATCCTGGGCAGCGCGGCGGGCGCGATCCGAGGTTTCGGCGGATTTGCGAAGGGCCTTCTCGCTTGCCAGCAGGCCCGCCACGCGGTTTTCGAGGGTGGAGACGGTACTACGTAGCTCCTGGACCTCGGAACGCTGCCAGAGGCCGTATCCGGCCCCCAGGGCAGCCACCACTACGAGAGCGATGGCGCCGTAGAGCTTGAGAGACATCATCGAACCTTGCTGAAGTGGTTGATCAGGTGGCCCAGGAGGTAGCAGAACGGCTCCTGGTTGCCGGCCTGGGCGTCGAACCCGGCCCACTCCAGGATGTCCAGGGCTACATGGGCCATCTCGTGAGCCATGGTGCCCGGGTCCTTGGTGAATACGCCGACGATGAAGCCGCCGGAGTCCAGAGCGCAGGTCAGGCCGTCAGCGCACTGCCCGTCATCGAAGCCGCCGGCAGCCTCAACGGCCTTGGCGAACTCCTTGCGGGAGCGGGTGAACTGGATGCCCACCTCGTAGATGGGCACTCGGTAGGTGTGCATCAGTTACCTCGGAACATATCGGCTTCCTTCAGGCGGCGCGTCCACATGCCGTAGCAGTTGTTGGAGCGCACCGTGCAGTCACGGCCTTGGGCGTACTTGAACCACAGCATAGCCTCGGGCACACCAGCGTAATCGCCGGCGTTGAGGCGCTTCATCGCGGTGCTGCCGATGGCGGTGGGTGCGCCCACGTTGTACGCCCAGCTGCAAATGGCAGCCATCTCGTACGTGTGGACGGGGACCTTGATGGCCTTGGCCACCGGCACGCAGATCTCGCGCACCTTGCGGTCCAGCTGGGCAGAGCAGACAGCCTCGTTCAGCGGGATGTTCGGCACAGGGCCTGTGTCGCCGTAGCACCAGGTCTTGATGCCCACGGGGTCAATGTAGACCAGCCGCCCCCGGCCATCGCCGAGGGCTTCCTCAGTCTTGAGGTGCGGGATCAGCAGGCCACCAGCCCCAAGCACCAGGCTCAGGGCAGCAGTCGCTGCTATGCGCTTGGACATTACGGCGTGGCCGTGAACGCCGCGGTGACGACGTTGTTGGCGACGGTGATGGTGACGGTGCCACCAGTGACGTTGATCACCTGCGCGTTCGTGACGACGGCGGAGGTGGCCGGCAGGCGCAGGCCGGTCAGGGTGTTGCCAGCGACAGCCGCGGTGGCCGAGCCTTGAGCCGGCGTGGTGCCGGTGGCGGGCAGCAGGGTGACCGTGCCGGAGTTGGCGACCGTGGCCGTGCCCGAGGGCGGCAGCGGGGCCGAGTAGCCCGGGGTCTTCTGTGCGGCGTCCAGCAGCAGATCCGCGATGGCCTTGGCCGTGGGCGAAGCCGCCGGCGTAGCACCACTGGGGCGGTAGCGTTGGACCGTCTCCGCGAAGGAGACAGCGTGCGCGATCCGGGCGCGGAGTTGTTGGCCGCCCGAGTACGTGCCAGGGTTCTTCAGTTCTTCGATACGCATGTGTTTCTCCTAGCGGCGGTAGCGGTCCATGATGGACTTACCGCGGGTTTGTGGGGAATATCTTTTGTGCAGAAGCGGGTCCTTCAACCATTTCAGCATCTCAGCTTCCTGGCGGTCCCGTGCGGCCTTCTCCTGGTCGATAGCCAAGGAGGAAAGGTATCGCCGTACTGCACCCTCTACGGCGTCAAGCCGGTCATCGTGTGTCAGGGAATCGCGCTCTCGCGTGACCCGTGACAGCTGGAAGAAGAACGAGTAGAACAGCCGCTTGCTTGCGTGATAGCGGTTGATGCTCGCTGCGTCTTCCTCAATGATCGACTCGTTGATGATGAAGCTGCCGCGACTGATCACAGGCTCAAGGCCCTCGATAATCCGCAGCTCCTTCTGGCCAGTCACGTAGTCATCGTTCACGGCGCACACGTGCTCCTTCCGAAGTATGGGCATCCACACTTCCTTGAAGGCGCCGTAGCCCATGTTCTTTTCGATGATGACTTCGTTGACGCTCCAGTATTTGGCGATGGATGCCAAGTGGTCCATCTGCTCTTTGTTGTAGCCACCCGGCACGCCCCCGATGTCCAGCAGGAAGACGTTGCCGTTCAGACCAGCCATGACAGCGTAGCCGGTTTCGTCGCCGTTCTTACCGCCGCCGGCCGGGTCCACGTACATGATGATCATGTCCGGCACGCTGGTGATGTCGCTGACCTCGTGCGCCGATGCCACGCGGAAGCTGTGCCCGTTGACGCTGTACTCTCGCAAGCCGGCGTCCGTCATGGAGCGCACAACCGTGAGAGGCAGGGCCTTCGGGTTCAACCGCATGGCGATGATGCCGGTGGTCTTGAGCGGGTACAGCAGCGCGTCGGTCATCGCCGTGCTCAGCATGTGCTGAAGCTGGAAGTACGCGGGACCTTGGTCCAGCTCCTTCTTCTGTAGGATGGCCTCGTGCAGGCGTGTGTCCGTGGCTTGGCCCTGGTCGCCCAGGACGCCGCCGCCGGTACGCAGGCCCGGGTTGGCAGCCATGCGGCGCCGGATGCCTGGGGCCAGACGCTCGTCGTAAGCTTGCTCCTGGTCGTGCGTCGGGTAACGACCCGGCCAGATGCGGACGGTGAAGCCCCGAGACGGCAGGGTGTTGTAGATGGAGTCCTGATTCTGCGGCGTGCCCAGGTAAATGATCCGGCCTTCCTCGCAGATGGAGGTGAAGTCACGGGTCAGGTCCAGCAGGTCCTGGCGGGCGCCAGCGGTCTTCGAGTTCCGCTTGGACTCCACGTCGTCGGCGATCAGCAGCGTCGCGCGCTTGCCCTGCAAGTTGCCGTTGATGCCCACACACGCGACGGACGGGGACTTGTCCATGCCCTTCAGCGTGTAGTGGATGTCGTAGGCTTCCACAGAGGTGCGGTCGCCGTTGCTGGCGTCCGGGCGCATACAGTCAAACAGGTCCACGTTGCCGATGAACCGAGTGATGAGGGTGCTGATCTCGTTGGCCTGCTTCTCGCCAGCGGAGATGATGAGCACCCGGCCTGCGGGGTTGTGGATCAGATGCCATACAGCGAAGATGGCCACGACGGTTGTCTTAGCCTGGCCGCGCTGCGCCTGGATCATCAGGTACAGTGGGCCGTACTCCAGGAACTCAGCAATCTCCTTCTGGATCTCAGAGGTGGTGAAGCCAAGCTCCTGCATCATGTCGTCCAGGAACGGGACGAAGTGCGGATAGGCCGTCTGCAACATCTCCAGCTTGCGCCAGCGGATGAGGGCGGCCTCTGTGCTCTCGCGTGCCATCAGTGCATCAGGTGTTCAACATCGGCAACGCCGCCCAGCTCCTGCTTCTCCTTGAGGGAGAGGCCGGTCTTCTGCTTGCGGCGCGCGATGGCTGCTTCCAGCTCACCCATGGCGTTATCGGACGAGGGCGTGCAGGTCACGTTGTTGTCCTTGAGGAACTTGGCCGCTACCGCCAGGACGGCGGCGGACGGAGCTTCGACCCCAACCAGGTCCTTCAAGGTGTTGGCGAGTGCGACGTGCAACTCGCCTAGTGCAACTTCAGTAGCGGCCATGCTTTACTCCTTCTTCTTGATTTTCGAGTAGATCCACCAGCTCATTTGCAGGAGAATCCACACACCGGCAAGGATCGCTGCCCAGTCTTGGACAGTCACGCCCAGGATAGTCACGCCGATGGTGCCGGTTGCGATTACATTGGATGTTTGCTCCATCGTATGCCTAATTGGATTGTGGTTCATGAAGTACCTCGCCTTACTCACCCTGAAGGGTAGCACGGATCTGGGCCAGTTCCTCTTTCAAGGATTGGATCTGTCGTTGCTGCTCCTGGAGGGCGGCCACAACATCAGGCAGCACCTTGCTCAGGTCAACACCCTGCATGACAGGCACGGTATTGCCGACCTCATCCACCCGGGTCTGATCTTTATAGCCAGTGACTGCTTGGGGAATGACATCCTGCAACTCGTGGGCGACGAACCCACGCAGGGGCTTGTTGACCACGGGTACGCCGTGCATGCGGAACTCCACCGGGCGCAAGCGCATGATGTTGTCCAGGCAACCCGCCCCGTCCAGTTCACCGAGTACCGTTTTGGAACGGTAGTCAGAGGTGGTGGAGTACACCACAGACAGCGCGGAGTTAGACTGGATGAAACCAGCCACCGCTCCGTTGTACGCCTGGAACTGGATGGCCACGCCGTCAGCGAACAGCTCCGGCCGGTAGACGGTCCCGTACTGGGTGCCTCCTCCGGTGTAGTAGACGTGGGTGCGTGCGTTGATAGACGGCGTGTACAGGTACGGACCAAAGATCCAGGAACCCGTGGACAGGATACGGGCACACTCGGTCGTCGCGGAGATAAACCGGAACGCTCCCGGAACCGCTGCGGTCCCGTGGCGGCTGAACGTCAGCTCACCATGGCCCAGCGTGCCGTTGTACCCCAGCGCCACGAAGGCGCTGTCTGCGGAAGCCGCACTACGAAAGATTGCGTGCGCACTGTTCTGGCCAGCGGGAGGGACCACAGGCAGGTAGGTCGTTGCGGCCTTCTTGTTTACGAAGCTCCAGGTGTCGGCTGTGTGTGTGCCGTCGAAGTTGCCCGCCACTTGCCCGTTGGTAGCACCGGAGAGATCCAGCGTGCCGGTCACGGGAGTGGAGGCAGCGTAAGCCGATCCGTTCCAGCGATACCAACCCGCGCCGTCTACGTACACATCCCCCATGTCCGCAGTGGGAAGGCGGGATACGGCGGATACCGCACCGATCATCCTCCAGGTGCCCCAGGATGACCCGGAGAAGATCCGCTGGCAAAGGCGAGGCTTCTCACCCGCCACAGGGATGGTTGCCGTTTGGATTATGTAGTCCGACGCCACCCAGTGAACGACGACGCTGGCCCCTGCCACGTTCGTGCCGATGGGGGGCCAGTTGCTCCCACCTGTGATCACGGTGCCACTGCGGGATGTGTAGTACGTGTTGTCTGCTGTCAGGGTGTTGCAGTCCGTGGCAGCCGTCAAGTACACGTGACTCATCACCTCGTTCTTGCGGGCAACCTCACGCCAGGGACCCCAGGCGCCACTCACCTGGTTAGTGCAGCTACGCCAGAAGCGCCGGCCGCCACTGTTGTTAGCCCCTGGCTCCGCTCCGTACACGATGTACTCTTGGGACAGGAGGTTTGCAGCGCTCACACCGTTAGCTGCCCATACCAGGAGTAGACCAGCGAGCGCTACGGGATAAGAAGCACCACCAGCCACTGCACCAGCCGTGGCATTCTGTGCGTACAGGCCACGGCTCCGGTAATCGTCCAGACTGTGGGCCGTGGCGGGCAGCAGAATCGGGTTGACCCGCGGTTCCATGGCCGACACACGCGCCTCAAAGCTGTTGGCGGTCGCCTCAGCGTCGTTGGCCGTGTCCAGTGCCTCGTTGGCAGTGGCAGCAATGCCGTTGGCCGTGGTCTCCGCAGCCTCCGCGGTGTCCAAAGCCTCCTGGGCCGTGGCTGCGATGCCGTTGGCCACCGACAGGGCGTTGTTCGCCGTGCCTGTGGCGCCGTTGGCGATAGTGACAGCGTCTTCCGCCGTGTCCAGGGCCGCAGCAGCGGTGCCCGTAGCAGCCACAGCAGACGCGTTGGCGTTGGTAGCAGCCAGGTTGGCCGCATCCGCAGCCTCAGTGGCCAGGATAGCAGCCTCTTCGGCGCCGGCCACGTCCTCCACAGCCTGGTTGGCCGTGGCGATGGCGGTGTTGGCCAGGCTGACCGCGCTGGCAGCCGTAACGTTGGCAGCAGCGGCGGACGTGATGGCACTATCAGCCTTCGCGTCGGCGCCGTTGGCCGTGTCTTCCACGTCAGCGAGTCGGTCCAGCACCGCTTGCGAGAATTCTGCCGTCTCGTCCAGGGCGTCGGCGAACCGGTCCACCATCTCAGCAGTCGCATACACGGTCTGCTGGTTGCTGGTGTCCAGGTTCTTCTCGATCATGAGCGCGCCATCGGTGTAATCCAACAGCGGCTCATCCTTGGGCGAGTTGCGGCGCACCTCCAGGGTGCTGCCGACAGGAACTGCCGGCGTGACCTGGAGGCGCGTGGGGAGAATGAAGTTGCCAGGACCCAGAGGATAAGGCGTGCGCACCCCCGTGGTATCATTCACGATGGTGGCCTGCACGTGGTCCTGGCTGATGTAGCCCGGTGACACCCCGGCGAACGACAAGTCCCACTGCGTGGTGGAACCGTCGCCGGGGAACCGATTCAGAGCGAAGCGATACCCAGGGGTATCAAAGGGATCAGCCATGTGGCCTCCTATTCTGATTGCATGATTGCTTGAAAGATCGGAGCGATCATCGGCGTACGGCCGAATGGAAGCACCCGCAGTGTCGCAGTGGGATCACCCTTCTGCGTCAGCGCGCTGGCGGCGGACTGCACGTCCTCGACCAGGGACAGCCCCGGCACGACAGACGACAGGAAGCCACCCTTGGGCGTACGCGGGGAGCCAGGCACGTCGAAGCCGGTGAAGGCCCCACCCATGTCCAGCACGTCGCGCGCCCAGCCACCCAGGGCAGTGTAGCCCAGGGCTGCCATCCCGATGTTCTCGGGCGACAGACGCTGCTCCTTGAACTTCTCCCACTGGTCGCCGGACAGCATGGAGCCGGCCAGCGCGGTGCGCAGGAGGTAGATCGGAGCGGACACAGACGTGGCTGCCAGCAGGATGCCGGCGGCCTTCAGTGCGCCGTGGTTGCGGTACTGACGGACGAACTGCTTCTCAAAGGACGTGATGCTGTACGTGCGGAACTGCGTCAGGAATTTCAGGTATCCGTTGTGTGCCCACTTGCCGGTCTCGCCGACAAAGGTTTCCTGGATGACCTGGCCAATGCCGCGGAAGATAGCGTCATTGAATTCCTTGATGGCGCCGGTATCCGCACCCTTCTGCGGCTCGTAGCGCAGGACCTTGCCCGCCGCGTCAAACTCTGCGACGTTGGGCAGCTCGGCCTTGACGCGGGCAGCCAGCTCGGGGCTGATACCCATGTCCCGCAGCGCGGCGCTGTCCAGTCCATCACGGACGTAGGTCAGGCCCTTGTTGATCGCCATCTCGGCGACCATGCGCTGCTGCACGGCGTGGATACGGCGCCACATGGAGAGCTTCCCTTGCAGGTACTGGCCACCGCGGATCATGCGGCCTACCGTCCCGATGCTGTCGCGGCCATAGACCACTTCGTTCGGGTCGCCCATCTGGTGTGCCCAGGTGTTGCGGTAGTTGTGCATGCCGATGTTGCCGGCGAACTCGTCCAGGCCGTTGAGCACCGGGTTGTCCACCTTGCCGCCCTTGGCCATCGTGCTGATCTCTCGATACAGCCGGCCGAACGCAGGCACCTTCTTCAGGGAAGCCATGACGCCGAAGGTGGACACGGCGTTGGCCGACTCCACCAGCTGCGCAAAGCCCATCCCGCCCAGCTGCACCAAGGAGGTGGCAGCGCGGACGTTATCCACGAACAGGGGAACCTGGTCCGAGAACGGGCGGGCCAGCATCTCAGCCACGGTCTGGTCAAATGCTTCCAGCTCCTTGGGTGTGGCGCCGCTGTGCTCCATGGCCGTACGGATCAGCTGCACTTCAGCGTCCGAGGTGACTCCGAAGTTCGACAGGGCCACTTCCCCCGATACGCGGCGCGCTTGGCGCTGCAACAGGGTCATGGGGTCCGTCTCCATCAGGTCAGCCAGGGTCATGTACCCGCCCTCACCGTCATCGTAAGGGGTCAGCATGTTGCGGTCCAGGCGGCCCTTGGTCTGCTTGCGGCCACCCTGCGTGAACTCCTGCAAACGCTGCAAGACTTCCGCCGTGTTCAGGCCGCGCGCTTCCAGAGCACGCTTCAGGACATCGACTGCTGATTCGTTGGGCACCACGCTGGCGTGTACGCCGCCGTTGGTCCACTTATTCACCTGGTCCACGTACTGGAGGGAGAAGAAGTCCGAGAACTCCTGGTCCCAGCCGTGACGGGCCTGCACTTCCTCCGAGAGCGCACGAGTGTACGCGCGCTTCTTGGCATCCGACAAGCCCTTCCACTTGGACGGGCTGATGGCCCAGGGCTGGTAGCCGCTGGAGTCGGTGGGCAGGTTGCCGAAGCCGGAGACACGGGCGTACCGCTGGTGGCGGCGCATCGTGTCGTAGGACTTGGTGAGCAGATCCGATGCCTGCTTGATCAGCGGGCTTTCATTCTCGCCGACCACGCGAATACCGTTACGCACGCCTTCGCGGTAGCGGAAGATCTGGTCGCCGAACTCTTTCCAGTCAGCCTGGGTGAAGAACTCGGTGAACCGTCCGCCTTGGCGCTGGGCCTTCCATCCCTGGAAGATCATCTCCATCTCGTTCTTGCTGTCGCCCATGTACATGTGCTCCAGCTGGTACTTGGTGATGGATGCCGTGCTTGTCCGGTGCGCGCCGGTCGTATTCTCCAGGGCCTGCATAGCCCACCACTTAGCGACCGGGGATTCCGAGCGCAGGAGGGCCAGGGCCGTGGAGCCTAGGTTGTTGCGAATCCCCTCGAAGACGCCTGACTGGGACAAAGAGTCGGTCAGGACTTGGAGCCGGCCGGCGTCAACCGGGTTCAGCTCCACGCCTCGCTGGGCTTGATGCAGGATGCCGCGCACTGCTTCCCGAACTTGTCCCGATGGGATGAAGTCCAGGCCGTCAGGGTCAGCGACAGGCTCACCGCGTACGAAGTCCCAGGCTCGCTGGATGCGTTCGCGCACGGTGATGCGCCCCGTCTCAGGGGGCAATACTTCTGGAGCTGCCTGCACTAGACCCTGCCCTGCGCCCAACTGCGGCGCCGGCTCGTCCATACCGACAGCTACCGAAGCGGGTTCCATACGTGGCACCGGGGCTTCGGGGATAATCATCTTCTCACGGGTCGGCTTGGACAGCACGATCTCCATGTTCCTGATCAGGCGGCTTGTTTCCATCTGATCAGCCCTGGCCGACACCTGCTCAGGAGTGGCCGTGGGGCCAAGCTCAAGCGCAGCTGCGTTCAGGGACTCAGCACGGGCCTCAGTGGCAGCGTGTTGAGCTTCGGTGTAGCGACGGAAGGCTGCATCTTGCGCGGCGCCTCCAACGCGGTAGCCGGCCATGCCCAAGCCTGCGCCCAGGATGCCGCCCGCGATGAAGTCCAGGCCCGATACGTCAGCGCCGGCGGCTGCCCGCACTGCGTCGTAGCCCATGTTGCCGAATGCACCGCCTGCCGCGTACATCGCGTACCCGCTCTTGCCTACCAGGGCAGCAGCCTTCATGCCTGCCACGCCTGTGACGTAGGTCATCGGGTCCGCCACGCCAGCCACCAGGCCAGCGGAGAGCGTGCCGGCCAAGCCACCAGTGGCGAGGACCTTCATGTTCTCCTGCTTGCGGGTGATGTTGGTCACCTCGTAATCAAAGCGGGCCTTGTTCTGGCTGGACAGCAGCGTCACAACGTCGTCCGGGTCCGAGTATTTCTGGCTGATCTCGCTGAACGCCTTGCTGGCGTCGAAGGATTCATCCACGAAGTTCCAGGGACGGTCGCGCTGGCGCCCGATAGCGGGGAAAGTGGTCTCATCGTAGCTGGCTTTGACCATATCCAGCCAGGATACCCCGTCCTTCCACGATTGGATGGACTCGTTGGCCTTGATAACGGCCATGGGGTCCTGTACCGGCTGGGCCTCCAGGCGGGCCGTCACGGCGTCCGCATTGATGGGGGATAGGGTGGGCTGGGGTACGTCCTTGCCGACCGCTGACGAGCTTTGTAGGCGGTCCCACAGGGTCTCGACAGTCTTGGTGTATTCTTCGCCAAGCGGGGCGCGTACGGCGGGGACTTCCATCCCAGCCTTGCCCATCTTGGCCATGATCTTCTTCACATAGGGGACAGTCTCCTCCGGCTTGGGGAGGAGGGCCATCCAGTCACCCTGACCGGTCTCTTTGGCCTTGGCCAGGGCGTTGTCAACGTTGCCGGGGCCGGCGTTGTAGGCTGCCAGGCCCCGTTCCAGGTCGCCATCGTACTTGGCAACCATGGCCGCCAGGTAATCACGGCCGACACGGGCGCGCTCCTCCAGGGAGTCGTCCTTAGCCGGGACCACGCCGTAGCCTGGGTCCCGGTTCGTGTCGTCCATGACCTGCATGCGGCCCTTCGCACCCTTTTCGGAGGTGATGACGTTGCCCGCAGCGTCGTAGTCCCGGTTTTGGCTTTCGGCCATTGCGACCTCCTGCTCCAGGTCTGCCATTTTGTCACTGCGTTCTGCCATCATTGCTCCTTTACATTACCGGCGCCGCCCAGTTAACAGCTGGGGCGGTGGCGGGGGTGGACTTGCGCTTCTTGGTGGACTCGTACAGAGCCTTGATCTCACTGCCACGAACCATGACGGGTGTCATGGCGCCGTCGCCGATGGCCTGGACGTACAGCATAGGCTCCCCGTTGCTGTCCGGGGCGCGCCAGATGGTGTAGCTGTCCACGGACGTGGCGCCGCTGGCCTTCAGCTTGGCCGATACCGTGGCTTCCACTGCTTCCGAGGCCCATTCCTTGACCGGGCCGACGTACTGCGACAGCGCGATCTGGGACGGGTCCTTGCCCCAGGCGTATTCGCCGTACATTTCCACCTCACCGTTGGCCACAGCCGCCTTGGCAATCGTTTCCGATACGCCAACGGGGTCTGCATCCGGGTTCAGCTGCATGTACTGGTCGAACTTGGGGGCCAGCACAGCCGTGAGGCCGCGCACGCCGGAGTCAGACAGGGGCCGACCCACGAACCAGCGGAAGTAGGACTTCAGACCGTCGTACTGGTTGACCGTCTTGATCGCTTCCTCCAGCGCCTTGCTGTTTGCCTTCGTCAGCTCGGGGCTGGGAGGCACAGGCTTGTTGAAGATGCGGTCATAGGCCATGGGCAGCGGGATACCGCGGCTTTCCAGGGTCTGCATCGCCTTCAGCTGGGCGTGTACGGGGCCGTAGTAGGCAGAGGCGGCTGCCTCACCACCATTACCGTACCCCTGGATGGTCTTCCAGTTGCCGTACACGCTCTCCATACCCGCATTCCATTCCGATTGCAGGCTACCCTGCACCGTGGCCCGGATCTCACCAGCGATAGCCGGCGAAACGTAGGGGTCAGTGGCCAACACGGCGTTGTCCACCAGGAACTTCGTGGGGTCCTTGGCGCCTCGGAAGGCGTCACGGAAGGCTACGTCAGCCTCAGTCTTGCTCAAGCCGGTGTCAGCATACGCCGACGCGCCGTAGCCCGCCGAGAAGGCGATCTTGGCGTTGGCCAGCTTGGCCTCCGTCTGCTGCTGCTTGGTCAGCACCCGCTTGTTGTCCTCAAACAGCTGGACAGCTGAGGTGGTGGTCAGCGTTTCCACGTTTACCACGTCCTCCGGGATGCCTGTGGCGCGCCGGAACTTCTCGTTCATCATGCGGGCCGTCTTGGCGGCGTCCTGGGGGTTGATCTGGCCAGTCTGGGCGGATGCCTTCAGGGCTGCCAGGTCCTCAGCCATGTACTGGCTGGCGTATTCGGCCTTGGCGCGCTGGCTGTACCGGAATACCTGGTCGTCCAGCGTTCGCAGCTGCTCAGGGTTGAGGAACTGGCGTACGCCGGCCTCGTCCATGATGTTGACCATGTGGAAGTTCCCGTCCTGCGCCGCCTTTCCGTACATAGCGAGGATGTTGCTCTTGTAGGACTCGTCCGTTTGTCCGTCCAGCGGCGTGATCTTGGCCAGGGCCTGGTTCTTCAGCACGTTCCAGTCCTGATCGGGCACCGTACCCACAGCGTAGCCGGCCGCAGTGGCCTGCAAGTGTGCGGCGACAGGCTGCCATGACTGGAACTGGGTGTTCTTCAGGTTCGTTTGGAGGTACGCATAGTGCTCCTTGGCGTGCTGCTTCAGGAGCAGGGGCAGCTGCTGGGATGCAGACTGCTTCAACACGGCGTCCGTCAGGGGGTCGCCGGTCATCATCGCGTCCAGACGGCCAACAAACGTGTTGGTCACCTGGCTCGGATCGACTTTGCGCAGCTCCGGCATGCGCTGGGTGAAGTCCGCAAGGGCCTCGTCCAGCTTTGCCTGTGACGTGTAGGCCCGGGCACCCTCAACCAGCGGGGATTTCCCGAAGATCTGTGAGTACCAGGGCTGCTCGTCAATGATTTCTTTGATGGATTGCCCGGTGGCCGCCTTCTTTACGCCCTCCCAGTACGCACCTTCCTCTGCCTTGTCCTGCACCTTCTGCGCCAGGGCGCCCCCGAACTTCATGAGGGTGTCCAGGTCGCGCTGGGAGATGGCCGCAGCCTGGGCACCAGCCCGGGCCACGCCACCATGATCCAGCTGGGCATCCGGCGACGACCCTTGTGCGCGGACTCCACCCCGAACCGGGGCGCCCTGCGACACAGCGCGTGCTTGGCTGGTCGGGTTGCCCACCTGGAACGAGAAAGTCGGCACTCCGCTCTCGCGGGCCGGGGCGCCGCTTGTGGCGGATGATCGTTCTGCCATCTGTATCTCCTTAGAGTCTCAATCCCTGGAAGGTGTAACCTGCCGGGGTGGTCGTGTAGGACCGGGCCTGGGATGCTTGGAGGCCCTGGCCACCTTGCGGTGCCGCGCCTCCCCCACCTCCACCGAACAAGCCGCCCATAAAGCCGCCTGCCTGGCCCGCGCTTTGGCCGTTCATGCCCAGCTTGCCCAGCAGGGACATCGGGCCGGCCGTGTCACCAGACTTGTTGAACAGGTTCCCCGCCGCGCCGAAGGTCGTCTCCAGGAAGACAGACTTCCAGCTCGCGCTGGAGCTGCCCGGGTCCACTCGGATAGGCATTTGCTTGGACATGAAGTCCGAGGTAGCCGCGTCATAGCTGTGGTCCCACTGGTCGTAGCCGTTGTCCATGACACCCGCGCGCTGCATGAGCTGGTCGTAGGTGGCCTGGCCTTCCTGCTTCTCGATCTCCATGTTCAGCATGGCGTTCCGAAGCTTCAGGCTGCCGTTGATCATGTCAACGGTGGACCCGCCCACACCAGCAGCAGCGGCGGACGCCTGGATGGCGCCCATCTGCTCGCTGGCCTGGATGCGGCGCTGGAGCGAACCCGTCGCAGACTGTGCCCACATCCGCCCCAGGTTCTCACCCAGGGCGTTGTACTGCTCCCCGGCCGCCTCAATGGTCCGCTTGTTGCTCACGGATCGCATCCAGTTGGACAGGGAGGATTGGGCGTTGCCCAGCTCGTTGTTCGCTTCCCGGATCTTGTTAGAGGCTTCCACCTCTGCCTTGTCCAGGATGCGCTGGCTCTTGTACTGCGCAGCCTCCAGCTTGCTGTTCTGAAAACCAGACAGGAGACTCATGCCCATCTGGGCGATTGCTACCCAAGGCATTGCCATTACACTCTCCTTTGGTTGTAGAACAGCTGGCCGACCCACTCGATTGCGGTCAGGGTGAACGGCAGCCACTTCTTGGCCCGCAACTTGTAAGTGAACTCGCGGGTCTCACGGCCCACAGGTACGGGTACGGCACCGGTAGAGATGGGCTGGATGCCGATCTCCGATGACGGCCGGCCTACTGTGCGCCCCGTCCAGTCCAGGACCTGGTACTCGCCCCGGCCTGGCGTGGTGACGGTGGCGATCATGCCGCCGCTGTCTGCCAGGTAGGTGCTGTACCGATTGATGGTCAGGCGCCCGTTGATGATCGCCTTCTCATTTCGGTCCCGGATGTACGGGTTCGTGGGAATCACGTAGCTCAGGTCCGCGTAGTCCGCACCGACCCACATGTGGCTCACCTCCGATGGGAAGGTGGTAGCGAAGTCGTTGGCCAGATTGGCCGGCACACCCATGAACTGCCGGGTGGAGTTACGGCCGATGGCCACGCTGCTCTCTGCCACACCAGGTGCCCAGCCAGGACGCAGTGTCCCGTTGCCAAGCATGTAGGTGGACCAGGGACGCGCGCTGTCCACGTAGGGCCGCTCAGACAGCTCCGTCGTAAGGGTGAACCTGTCGGCACACACGAACCAGGAATCCACCCCAGCAGCCGTCGTAGCGGCGCGCAGCGTGAAGATCAGGATGTCGCCACCAGTGTACGTCATGCCAACGGTGTGGCCCAGGATGGGATTCCACCGCCACTTGGACCAGCTGTCGAACAGGCGCTGCCCGCCGTCAGGTGAGTCCATGTAGGTGTACACGTAGATCGTCTGCCGGTCACCCGTGGTGCGGATGAACAGCGTGTTGGGCGCCATGACGGGCAGGATCTGCACCGGGCGGCCTTCGATGTACGTGTCCAGCTGCTTCGACACCTCGTAAGTCTCAGGTGCCTCTGCGACCAGGCCCGTCTGGATCTGATGCAGGCTGGTGAAGCCGTTCCGGGATTTGCCGTAGAAGACAAAGTTGCCGTTGGGCTGCGGGTCCGCCTCCGTCGCATCCTCGTAGGAGGACATGACCACGACACTCGCGTTCTGCGGTGTGATGTTCTGCCGGCCGTTGATGATGTACTGCTTGCGCCGGCCGAAAAGGACGATGGAGCGGTCGTAGGATACGCCCGCCGTGATCACGTCGTCTTCAGCGCCAAGCGCGAACATCTCGATAGGGTCCGCTTCGTCTACTGACAGCACGCTCTTGCGCCACCAGTTCAGGTAGTCGCCGGGGCGGGACAGGAACAGCACGGAACCTGCCGCAATGATCATCCGGTCCTGGATCAGGCCCATGTAGGTGATCTGCTTCCCGAACAGGAACGGCACAGGGCTGGTTACGTTGTCTCCTACCGCACGGGAGGAGAAACCGGGAACCGCTAGGCCGGTCGCGGCGCCAAGGGCGGCGGCTGAGCTGGCGATACGAAACACGCCCGCCTCCACCGTGGCGAACACCAGGGTGTTATCGGGAGCCGGTGTGGCCACCTGGCCCGCGGTCTCCACCCACGTCACCTCGGCCCAGCCGGTTTGGCCAGTGATCCGGGGCAGCGCCTTCATGTAGTAGGCATCCTCCTGGTCCGCCTTCTTGGGACGAATCCGTACGACCTTGCCCACGAAATGCTTGGCCGATAGCTTGGCGACCTCGGGGACCTCATTGCCAACAGCCCAGGCGCCGTCGCCGTTACCACCGTCATCTACAATGATGTCCACGATGGTATCCGTTCCGGCAGCCCACACGACTACGTGGCTGTCCGTGCGGCCGATGGAGGCCAGGGGCCAGCCCCAGGCAGCGTTGGCGGCGTTGGCCAGCGCGACGCGGAGCTGGTCCGCGATGTTCTGCGGCTGAATAGCGTTGGACGCCGTGCCAATCCACTGCGTCACCGCAGTCTGGTAGGCTGACTGGCGGTCGGTGACCTTCTTGTTATAGTCCGGGTCAGACGCAGCGATGTCGCTGGTGTCCAGGACGCCAGGGTACGAGGAGGTCGGCGTGGTGTACGTGACCTCAATCGTGCCCAGGTTGGTCCGCATGGTGATGCGGTACGTGCGACCGTAGGCTCCCGTGCGCACCCACACTACGCCCCACTGGCTGTTACCCTGGCTTGACCAGGCAGGCGTGGTGGTGTAGGTGGACACGTGGTTGTTCGGGGCGAAGTACAGGTAGCGACCTACGTTCACCACGGCCGACACCCCGTTGTTCTTCAGGGTCGTCAGCAGCGTGCCGGCGGTCTCGCTGACGGTCACAAACTGGTTGGTGTCCTTGTTGTAGCAAATCAGCGCGGGCGCCTGGCTGTTCGCCGGGCGGGGCTTGGTGCGGTACAGCAGGCTGTACTCCACAGGGCCGACGAAGAACGTCAACTCCTTGTAGTCCTGGGTGTCCGTGAGGGTTGCAGCGTCGAACGCAGTGTTCCGCGCGCTGACCAAAGTCTCGGCCTCCATCACGGAGCCTTGACGACGGGACAGCCCGCGCACCGGGTCCGAGATCATGTTCACCTGATCGTAGTGCTGCCCCGGGCGTCGGTCCTGAGGGACCTGCTGGGACACACCTTGGATCACGCTGGCATATGAGCCTGAGACTTTGGCCATTACTTGACTCCTATTCCGGGATACGGTAGACGCGCGCTGCCATACGGCGTGACCGCCGCGAGCTTGGCGCCCACCGTCGTGCGGTAGATGAGGTTGGTCTTCATCTGGCGCGTGTGCTCGGACTTGAGCAGGATCATGGCGTCGGCCGCGTCTGAAGTTTGCTCGCTGGTCTTCTGCGGATCAGCGTCGTAGTTCTTCTGGAAGCGCAGCACAGCGTTCTGGCCAATGGCGTCTTGCGCCGTGGGCGGCACTTCCTCAAACGGGATCTCGCGGATGATCATCACCGGGACGGGACTCTCCTGGATCTCGAAAGTTCCATTCGTCACGTCGTACAGCCGGCGGCCGCGCTGCGTGTAGCGTGCGGCGCACAGGTTGCGTACGCCCTCGGCGCTGATCACATCTTCCGGCACATAGATAAACTTCGACGTGGCGTCCGGGACCATCGTCAGTATTTCGGTGTTGAACCACCATCCGCGCGACTGCACCTTGCGGTTCGTGGACGCCAGAAAGCGGCGGCCGGCAGCCACGTAGGGGTGGTCTTCGTCAAGCTGGTTAAGAGGGGCTTCGCCCATCGTGGCCAGCATCTCATTGATTACGTCAAGTTCATCCATTGATGCCTCCACAGGGTTGTTTTGTCGCTCTTGCGGGAACGACAAAAGAACCCCACTCTGGGTAGGATCGCACCCAAATTGGGCACGGCTACTCAGAGTGGGGAAGCAATGAGAAGGCCCGCACATGACCCAGGACAAGCCAGGGACAGAGGTGTGGGCGCGGTTCATTACGGGGTTTGCGTGACGACGCCGGCCAGCTCAGGGCGGTTCGGCGTTGCACCGAAGGCCAGGAAGCTGTCCACGTAGTGCGACTTCGACACTTGGTCGTAGAAGACTTCCGAGGTCAGGCTGATGGTTTCACCGGCCAGCACGGCGCGCGGCGAGAACGCAGCGGCCACGACGTTGGTGAAGTTGCCGTTGTAGGCGTTGCCGTTGCGGGCGTTCGACAGCAGGTGCGACGTGATGTTCTTCCCGCCCGGGAAGTTGTTGCTGCGCACGACGGGCACACCGAAGGCTTTGAAGATGAAGCCTTCCTTCGTGGTGCCGGCGGCAGTCACGTACTGGCCGTTGATGATCTGTTCGGCCTGCATCAGGTTGTAGAAGTCCGTGGGACGCAGGGCCAGGATGACGTCATCCGAGCTGGGGTCCACATCCTTCTCTTCCATCTGCGCGAACAGCTTGGCCAGCGCGGCGTAGATCGCAGCCGGGTCGGTGCGGTCAGCAGCGGGCACGGCGACTTGCGTGCCGCCCAGGTGGCCCGAGGAGCCGTACGGCGAGGCCGTCAGCAGCGCGGCCTTGATAGCCTGGATGAAGAACGCCTCGTCGCGGAACTTGGCGATACGCTGGCCTTGGGCCAGGGCCAGTTCCTTGCGGGCGTCGAAGCTGGTCTGGAAGACATCCAGCAGCGGCAGCACGTGACGGGCCAGCGCCACGGTGTCGATGGTCACGGACGCCTTCGAGAAGTCAGCGTCTTGGCCATCCGGCGTCACGCCCGGAACCAGCGCCTGGATGCCAACGTCGCCGACAGCGTAGTTGGTCAGGGTCGTGGTGCCGCGCACGGGGCGCACGTTGATCCAGCCTTCCAGGACCGACTTGCGGGCCAGGACTTGTTCCACGTCGCCAGTGAATTCTTCAATGGCGAGTTCCAGTTCGTCCCCGGTGCCACCAGACAGCTGGTTCTTTTGCAGGGGGCGGACAACGTTAAAAGTGTCGAGAGACATGTATTGCTCCTATTATCGGGCTTGCCGGCCTTGGCGGCGGCGTTGCTTCAATTGCTCGTATTCCGGGCTGCCTTCCATGCGGTGGCCCAGCTTCTTGTGGAGTTCGTTCACAGCCTTGGAGTATTCCGCCGCGGATGTGATCGGCCCGCCGTTTCCGGGTTGATACCCGCCCCCACCGGCAGTGGGTTTGACGGCGCGCTCGGGTTCGACAACCGTGCCATTGGCCCGTTCGTAGAGATCCTTGAGGTACACCGCCGCAGCCTTCGCCTGTCGCGGGGTGCCGCCGAGCATGGAGTTGATCTCCTCGCGCTCTTTGTCATCTGCGTTGGCTTTGGCCCATGCGTGGATGGCGGCCCATTGATCGGGGCTGCCTACCACCGAGAGCACGGCCTTGACAGCTTCAGCCTCGTTGGCCTCGTGCTGCTTCACCGTGTCTTGATACGCCTTCTCGGCCAGGGCGACGTAGGCTTCATAGCCTTGTGCTCGGTCGCCCATGCCGGCCAGCTCTGCACGCAGGAGGGAGAAGTTCCCCTCCATGGCAGCCTGGACAGCGGGGTGGCCTTGACCAAAACCGCGCTTGCCGATGTAGCCCAGGGCCATGTCCAGGCCACTGTCGCCAGTCTTGCCCCAGTCAACCGGGGTAGGTTCTGCGGGCGCCGAGGGCGCAGCTACGTCACCCGGCTTAGCGGCCGGGGATTGTACCGCTGGTGCAGCGGGGGCAGCGGCAGGAGCCGCGGCGGGGGCAGCAGGGGCGCCTGATGCAGGTGCTGCTACTTGATCGGTCATTGTGGCATATCTCCTTGTGGGGTTTCAGGCGCTGGTGCAGCGGCAGTCTCTTCTGCGGGCGGCGGTGCGCCACCCCCTGCACTGATGTATTCGCTGGATGACAGACCGCGGCCGGCGGCAAACGCCTTGATCACCCGCTCCATGTTCAGGAGGCCGGAGATCGTAGGCGGCAGCGTGCCGAGGGCGGTGAGGTCACCAATGAACAGCTTCAGGTTGTCCAGGTCGCTGGCCCGGGACAGTGCGTCCAGACCGGTAACGATGGCTGGACGAATGGCTTTGCCCTTGAGCGAGAAGCCAATCTTCTTGAGCAGGTACAAGGCCAGGGGCGTCTGCATATCCACAGCGATGCGGCTGTAAGCGCCACCCAGGCTCGTTTCAAGCTCTTGTGCTTGCATGCGGATTTCTTCTGCGGTCACGCGCTCAGCGTTGCGGGTGACGGCGGATGCGAGGAGGAAGCCTCGTCCGATGCGGTTGATGTACTCGGCGGATGTCGCCTGAAGGTGCGGCACAGCTTGGGCCGTACCGGCGTTGACGAGCGTCAGGTCACCCTGTTGGCCAGGCAGCACCGCGCCGTTCTCGCTGGCCTCCATGTCTTCGGGCTTGGTCATCCCCGCAGGGTTGGCCAGCCATCGGAACTCGGAGGCGAGGATAGCGGATGTGACCAGGGCCTCGGACAGCATCGAAAGCGAGCTGAAGTCGCCTTGATAGTCCTCCACCAGGCCAGTGCCGTAGTCGTTGCCATCGGCCAGGTCCCACGTCAGCGGGCGCAGAGGCAGGTCAGCCTCGGGCCAGATACCGTTGAAGTTCTTGGGCAGGACCTGTCGGTCAACCCACTGGGTCATGACGTACTTCTCGCCCTCCAGACGCACCCAGCGATAGAAGTCCACCTTGTCGTCCGGTTTCTTGTTGGGCACCACCTGCTGTACCTTGGTCTCCAACTCATCGAATTCCAGGCAGTCCTTGGTGAGCAGTTCGATCACCTTGCCATGCTGGTTCCGCTTGACGACGTAGTTCTTCAGCCCGATGGCGCGCATCTTATCGCCAGAGGTATCCTGAAGCACGTTCCCGACGACCGCGAGGTGCGTCAGGATCTCGTACAGGGTGGGGCGCATGCCGGCTTCACGGTCAATGCCCTTCCAGGCTTCCTTCTCTGACGCCGCCAGGGTGTCGGCGATGTCAGCCTCGGACATGTTGACGGCTGCCAGCTGTTCCTTGGCATCAGGGTCCAGCTCCAGGCGCATAGCGGGACGGGACGGCGCGAACAGGGCGAGCATCAGCTTACTCACCAGGTGGCGAGTCGCTTGCGCGCCCACCGACTGGAAGTCGTGCTGTAGCTCCGTGTTGTTCTCGCTGTACCCATCCGGCAGGCATACCTTGCGGATAGTGTAGGACGCGTACTTCTCGCAGCGGGTCAGTAAGCTGCGCCGCTTGTTGTTCAGCTCATCCCACCGGGCCGCGGCATTCATGTTATAACGCATTCGGCCCTCCCGCCGTTAGATTCGCATGGCCAGGCCAGCGCCACCGTAGGATTGGCGGCGGCGACGAGCGTTCTCGTTGCCACCTTCGCCAGCGTCACCGCCTTCGTCCAGGTTGCTGCCCTCCACGACGTCGGGCGTGCCGCCCTCACCACCGTCGTAGGCAGCGCCCTCGGCCGCAGCCAGGCTCTGTCGCTGGGCGGAGGCGATGCCCGCGCCCATGTTGGCAACCTTGGCACGCTCACGTCCCTGCTGGGCGATGTTGGCCGCGTCTTGCTGTCCGCGCTCCTGGATCTCGAAAGCTTCGATGGCGCTGTTGAGCGCCTGGTTGCTGTAGTCCATGTCACCGCGCCCGACAGCGGACCAGGTGTTCGTGACGTTCTCGTCGCGGTCGCCGCCCGTGGTGGTTTGGTAGCTGGACGAGTAGTTGCGCAGGGCGTCCACGGATGTCGCGTTGCCCAGGGCGCCACGCATCTTCTCGATTTCCCGGCCGTCGTCAATGCCGAAGCTGCCCTGCTGGCTCAAGGCGTTGATCGCCTGCTCCAGGTTGATGGAGAGGTTCCCATCAGCGCCTCGGCTGACAGCTCCCGACAGCGGGTTGCCGCCTTGTTTCTTCGCGTATCGCGCAATGAGGGTTCCCATTGGCCGCTCCTTAGAGTTGAAGGCTGATGCCCGTGTACGCACCTGTCGGCGCCATGTACTGCGCGCGTGGGTTACGCCGGCGGGCTTCTTCTTCGATGTCCGCCTCCGGGTCAGTCGGGGTTTCGCCCAGCTCGACGGTCTCAGCATCACGGGCAGCCTGCTCCTCCATCCGGCGGGCTTGGTCGGATGCCGCCATCTGACGGGCCATGGCCTCCTGCTGGAGTTGCGCGGTCTGTGCGTTCTGCCGGGTTTGGCTTGCTTGGCGTTCAGCGTCAGCTGACAGGCGGGCGGCTTGCTCGGTGGCTTGCCGACGCATCTCGTCAGCAATCCGGTTTGAGTCACCACCCAGGCCCAGCAGCTTGGTCACGCCTTTCAAAAGGCTTCCCATGCTGGCCTCCTTATGCGACCAGGTAGGCCGCCACGGCGACGACAACAGCCGCCACGACAGCGGCCTTCACCGGGTTGGCCTTGGCTTTCGCCACGACGCTCTTGACCAGAGCTTTGATCTTTTCCATGCGTTACTCCTTGAGATTTTTGAATAGCTCCACAGAGGATACCTGGAAGCCGTGACGCGCATACATGCGCTGGAGTGCCCGGTTGGTGCGCGTAAGTGCCGTCCCAACGACAATAGCCCCCGCGCCCACAGTCTCCGCGAGGAGCTGTAGGACACGGGGGATACTATCAAACTTTCCGGGACCGTCGTACACTCGCAGCACCAGCAGCTCGGCCAACGTCTTGTTGTCCGGCGCAGCGTACCACGGGGTAACGATGTCAGCCATTACCAGGTAGGTCTCCTCTACGATCAAGCCGATGTACTTACCGGATGTAATCTCCTGGTATGCTGTCGGTAGATCTACAGAAGATATCCAGTCTTTACTCTCCGCTTTAGCTACTGCCTTCCAGAGAGCTACCTGGATAGCTTCATGATCTTTATCGGTAAGAGACCTGTAGTTCATTGAGGATCTATCACAATATCATTCCTCAGTACCTGTAATACCTTCTGGATACCTAGTTGGAATGCAATGTTATCTATCCCTGTATCACCACGGATATGACCTACCTTCTGTTCTATCAATTTATAGACTTCATAATTCAATCTATAAACCTGGTTAATCTCCACCTTCGGTGGAATCCCATCCCCCTTACCCCCTTCCCTTATCGGGCTGGGAGTAGGGTTTCGCTGCCCCCGGTCGGGGCGGTTTGGCGCTTGGGTCATTGGACCTCCACACGTTATAGCGTATAGCCGACCGTAATCGGCGAATTATCCGAAAAAGTATTTGGAATCAAGGACTTGGGTAAGATCCAGGGTTCCCTTCTCCGGTGGGTCAGGAAGGATCACACCGGCTTCCATGTACCGGGCGGCGAACTCGTACAGCCAGTCCGTGTCCTGGTACATTTCCAGGAAGACTTCCCGGATGATCCTGGCGAACTTCGCTGCATCCGCTGCCGGACAGCCGAAGTCGTCGTGGATCATGGCCAGGGAGTTGATGCCCTGCTGGGCAGCCCGGATGGATACCAGCTGCATGTGGCTTGCGTCCATGCTGTGGATGAAGTTCGGTGCGATGGCGTTCCGGTGGGCTACCCGGTCAGCTTTGTCCGTGGCGCCGGAGATGTTCCACCGCGCGCCGCCGAACAGCAGCACCCGGATGGTGCCCTGGGGCGCCATTTTCCTGTAGTCCTGCTGCACGATGAAGCCCGTGGGCGTCTTCCAGCGGATCACGTCGTACTTGTCCAGGATCTTACCGGAGCATTCCTGCAACCAATCCATGGCCTCGCGAGCTTTGACTACCACCTCGCCGATGCTGGACCACAGATGCTCGTTAAGCCAGCTGCTGGCCTGGGCCTGCACCTCCTTGTCGAATACCTGCTGGTCCCGGATGTAGTCGTTCAGGATGAAGTCCCGGCTGCTGAACTTCGTGCTACCGTAGGGCAGGGTCATCACGCTGCGCTTGGCCACCTTGCGGTTGACGCCGTGCTCCAGCCACAGATCCCGCATCGGGTGCTCATCCGCGCCCTGCACCTTCCGGTAGCAGACCTCGGCCACGGCCAGGTAGATGTCGTTGGGCTTCAGGCTGGGCACCAGGTTGGTAGCCACTCCACCTACCTCATCGCGCAGCATGGCGCTGAAGTTCTGCAAGCCGTTGCAGCTCCCGTCCATGCCGACCGGCAGGTGGCTGACGAACGCCGCGCCGTACTGGATGTACTCCAGGTACTCCTTAGCCCAGGCCAGGAACTGGAACGGGGCGTCGGCCTCCAGCCAACCGCGGTTGTCCAGCGGGTGCTGGGCGCAGTCCAGGATCATCTGGTGGTTCTCGTGAACCCAGTCAATGCGGTCCTCGTAGCTCACCTTGTCCACGCCGAACTTGTTGGCGCCGTTGATGAGGAACCACTCACGAGCCTCCTGGCTGTCCAGGGCGCGGCCCTCGGCGAAACGAAGCAGGGCCTTCTGCAAGTCGCTGCCCTGGGGACTGACGCCCGTCGTGTACGGGTAGAAGCGGCCCCGGCTGTCTGCGAAGTACACGAAGTACAGCTCCGGCTGGTGGCGCAGCTTGTCGGCCACGTGGAACGCCAGCTTCATGCGGCCGAACTTCTGGCCTTTCAGCTTGTTCTGCGTATGGCATTCGGCGCAAGCGCGCTTCCACGCCTTGAACTCCACCTGCTGCTCCTCGGTCATGTCCGCTGCCTTCAGCCCTGGCGTGAGCCAGGAGGGCTTAGCCGGCGGCTCCGTCATGCGGCTGGTGACCAGCTCATCCGTCTCGGCGGTCTTGGCCAGGCCGCGTGCCACGTCCAGTATGTCCCCGTTAACCTGCCACTTGACGCTTTGCAGGACGTTCAGGGCGCGGACCAGGGTGGTTACCTCACCACCAGCCGGGTTGCCGTGCAGCACAGCCACGGGGGCGCGCTGCTGCATGGGCAGGGTGTGGAACCCGCCGCCGTGGATGCCGGCCCAGTCCAGCGGCTTCTCCACGCAGGGCAGGAAGTACGGGGTGGTCTCCTCAATCATCTCCCGCATGCCGTCCAGAAGCTCCAGAACCTCCCAGGAGAGGCGCAGGCGGGTGACCGAGGTGTACCCCTTACCCTTCTTGACGCGTTGGTGCCAGGCTTCGAGAAGCCCGTCAGCGCGCAGTTGCTCCAGCAGGTAGGCGCCGACCTGATCGCGGTTGCCACCGCCCCAGTTGATCGGCTCCAGATCCAGGGAGCGCATATCCTTGAGCGCCAGGATGACGCGGTGGCGCGGGTCTCGGCTATGCCGGCGATCCAGCTCCTGCTGTAACAGCCAGAAGCGTTCCGGCTCTGCCTGCCGGAACTGTCGGAGCACTTGCTCGTCCTGGATACGCCGGCCCAGTTGGCCAGCATGGTAACGTCCGCGGTCCTCGCTCGGGTCTTGCAGCAGAGTGACGACCATGTGGCGCACAGCAATGAAGGCTACTGCTTCCGGCTCCAGCCCGTCCAGCAGCTTCAGGTGAGCGTGCCGGCGACCCGGCAGGCTGCTGTCCCGTGCTGCCTGGATGCGCTCGGCAAGCGGGCCGACGAACCGGCGGAACAGGGGGCTGGCGTAGCGGTTGGCGTTCGCCCGCCCGTCCTCCTCGTTCCGGGCCATGTTGATACGGGCACGTTCGCGCCCGCCGTCGATCATCTCTTGCTCAAGTTCCAGCTGTGTCAGAATCAAGAATGCCTCTCTCGCTTGAATACAGCCCCGTGGCGGGGCTTACGTGGGTGGGGTGGTGGGTATGCCTAGGTGGGCCAGAACTGTGGCCTCGTTGCTGCCTCTTTGCACAGCTCGCCGTGCGTCTTCGTAGGCGTCAACCTTGTTGTAAAGATCCGCCAGGTCGTCTCCCGTGATGTGCGCCTCGCTATCGCCGAGTCGGGCGGCAAGTCCGTATAAAGGTCCTCCGTATCCCGTGTGCTTTGTCAGGCGGAAGACCACCCCAGCGTGTGTCCAGGTGTAGGCCACGCCATAGCGGATCGTACACTGGATGTCAGAGCCGGGGTACGATTTCCGCGCTGCTGCGATCAGCCCTACCCTTTGCTCTGGTGTCATTGCAGTGACGAACCTGCGGGGCGCTCGGTGACCACGGCCAGGCGCAGTACCCCGGTCGCCACGTCGTTCTCGACCTGGATCGTACCTGACATCTCCAGGGCTTCCAGCTCAGCGTGGGTGATCTCCACCGATCCGCCCAAGCGGTTGATCAGAACCGCCAGGGCCATCTTCGTGATTACGTCTTCCATCAGTCCGTCTCCAATTTGTCAAAGCGGATACCCTTGAAGCGCGGCTCGCGCAGCAGGCCGTCTTCGCTGTAGTCCATGGCTTCGATCTCGGCGATGCACCCTACGACCGTAGTGCCATCTGCATCCTGCAAGCGCCACCATTTCTCACGCTCGTAGTCCGAGAACCCCGTACCGACACGCAGCTCCTTGCCCCGGAAGTCCACCACGATGGCGCCCAGGCGGCCGGCGTGCTTGCCCTTGCCTTCTTCCATCCCGGTTACCCGTAGGTCAAACGACAGCACGCGCTTGAGCTTGATGATCTCGCCGGTCGTGCCGCTGCCGCGCTTCCAACCGCCTTCCGGGTCGCGGAGGATGCAGCCATCGTAGCCGCCCTGGTCAACCAGGTGGTTGCACCAGTCCTGCCAGGTGTTTCCCCGCCCGGTGGTCTTGGGGGTGAAGTGGAACTCAGCCGCGCTAACCCAGTCCACGTCCGCCCGGTATTGCGGCCGAAGCACACGCTGGACGCGCTGGATGTAGGGCACGGTAGACTCTCCGGCTTCCCACTCGTTGGAGGTCAGCACGTCGAACACCTTGACACCCAACTGGGGCGCCGGAGCGTGCTGGCGGAACTGACCGGATAAGGTAGCGAAGGACTCTCCCTCCGTCCACGCCTCACCCAGCACTGCCACACCACCGTGTTCCATCACCTGGTCAGCGAACAACCGGTGCATTGCCGGGAGCATGTGCTCCATGCTACGCACCCGCTCTCCGGTGCGGGACAAGACCAGATCGGCCTCGCCCGCCACCGTGAGCACGAAGATCACATGGCAGCCGTCGTACTTGGCCTGGCCCAGGTAATTCTGGTCCAGGTATCCAGGCTGCTCCAGCACCAGCCGGCGCTTCTTGACAACCTTGTCCAGGTTGACCGCTTTCTGTACGATGTATTCAGGCACTGTGCCTCCAGTAGATGATGTCGCCTGCGTCGCCCCGGACGGACCAGCGTAGGAAGCTGGCAGGCACTCGCGTCATGACGGCTCCCGAGCGGAGCTGAACATCCACGAACTCGGGCAGCCCTTGATCAGACCCGGGATTATTGCGCCACAGAGGAGGAGCTTCAGGCACCTCCGTTCTGGGCACCAGCCCAGCCTTCTTGGCTTCGTGCAGCTCCAGCAGGAACAGCGCGTTGGTGGCCACGTGGGCGTACTGGTGTTCCTCGGTGTCGGGATCGTAGACGATGCCCTTGTCCAGGTCAGCCAGGTGGCGATCCAAGGCATCGCGGTAGCGCACCTCGGCGTTCTCCACCAGCTTCCAGTTCTCGTCGCCGTACTTCTTGGCGCCGTACTCCAGCACCTTGATCACAGCTTCGAGGGCATGCACGCAGCCCTTGCGCAGCAGCTGCCAGCGGCGCTTGCCGGTGTCGTCTTTGCGTCCCTCGGTCATGCGAGCACCGCGAAGGCAAAGCAGATCGTGAACGTCACGTCCAACACCAGGTGAAAGTTGCGGTAGGTGAAGCCCTCCACGGGCTTCTTGAACCATTCGATCATCCTGCGTTCCTCAAGATGGTAGCGCGCTTGGCGCGGGAGTTTATGAGGCTGCCGCCTCGGGACCAGCCGCCGCAGTCCAGGCACTGGTAGCGTTGGTACTCGCCCACCTGGGTGCGGTACGTGCCCCGACGATGAACGTGGTGGCTGCCGCACTTGGAGCAGGCCGGGATGTCCAGGTCATCGTAGACGCCAGCGACCGGACCACGCGGGTCCCAGGCACGAAGCTTGAGGTACAGCTCCTCAAGGGACTTCACGTCCTGGATGTTATACTTCTTCATCTCGCGCCATGCTGCCTGGTTGCCCTGCATGCACTGCTTCCACAGCTCGAAGCCAGGGAACTTGCCGTGCAGCATCTTCTTCTCGGTGCACAGCGTGCTGGTCAGGAACTCCAGGCGGTTGCTGGTGAACTTGAAGTTCTTCTTGGCGATGTCCAGGGTGTCATGCACCTTGTACGGCGACGGCGGCTTGAAGCCCAGGGTGATGAGGCGGGCGTTGATCTTGGGCACGTCGAATCGCCGGCCGTTGTGCGCCACAACGATGTCCGCCTCGTCCAGGAAACCGTACAGCCCGGTCAACAGAGCACGATCATCCTCAATGTCAGCGGCTTTGGACTGATCCTGGTAGAACACCTTCTTCTCACCGAGCCACTTGGCCGAGTACGACAG